GTACGCAAAACGAGGCTGGATTGTAACGCGCGCTAATGGATGCTCAATCAGCAACAAGTCTATTGCAGAAAGAGCGTCGGTATGCGTCGAGAACATTGCATCCGACATCATGTCGCGCGTTTCTGCGCGGACGTGGTATTCGATCACGTCCGTTTTAATGGGCCGTGTCCGCGTCCGCGTGACCTTGGACACCATGATTAGCTTATTCATCTCTCTACTCCATGGCCAGCAGGCTAGGTGTAGGGAATGCTAAGAGCCGATTTACAATGAGAGATAACTGGCCGGTTAAATCCGGCGGACCGTTTCTTATTGGGAACGCCTTAGCTCCATTGTCTAAGTATGCGCCTGACGAAAAGATAAGTCAAGCCGAGATCGGCCGACCGTCAGGCGACATACCCTATTAACGATGTAATTGTGGCGCTGGAATGATTTGATTAAGGTCATTTCATGGCATTTAATCACAGGTATGTGATAATAGATCATGTATTCGTGATGCTGCACCGCAGTCCTCTAGGCCATGTATGAATATGTGCAACCAAGCAACGCTGTGGTATATTAGCCACTATCTATAGATATATCTTAGGAACACACAATGTAATGCCTTAAGATATCTTAAGCAATTCAAAGGGTTGTTAAGGTATATTAAGCTAAAGCATTGTCAATGTAACCTAAGGTATTGCTAAGGATAGATTGAGCGTTACGAGACGTTGGACTAGCTTCATTTGGGTATGATGTTACCTCCGAGAGGTGCCTGGCTACCACTGGTACAAAGGGGGAACGGGGGTCAAAGGGCGGGTATGAACTACACCTCAAAAATATCGGACAGAAATTTTTCATTTAAACTCTAAAACTAATTTAACCTTAGTATTTTTAGGAATTGAATAAATGTTTTCATATAACAAATCCCAAATAGAACTTGTTATTTGCTTTTCCAAATAATTGATTGACTCAAACTTAATATCAAATTCTCTTTCTAGCTTCATATAGCCTCCAGGATTGATTTTATACTGTCTAGGCTAGTAGGGTAGCTGCCCTATAGATTAAACGCATGTACGGGGCTAAAACAGCTCAGGAGCCCTATGTTAATGTTATAGGCTCGTACCCAATTCTAATAGTTTCTTCCTTATCTCCATTATTGAGCCGTCTAGCAAATTCATGAGCTCTTTCTTTGTTGTAAGCAATAGACTTACTTCCATCAGGGAATACAACTCGGTAAACAGGGATCATTTCTTCTTCAACGGTAAACATATCTTTTCCTTTCGACGATTGTGATCTCCGATGTTATCATAGTTAAAAACCTAAGTCAAATTAATATACTTGACAAAAGGTATTATAATACGCTATAATATTAAAGGCTCATATTGAGCCTATTATTATGCATAAATAATGAATGGAGTAAATACATGGCATTTTATAATGGACGTGAATACCAAATCTTAGCAGTCGTTCATAACGACTACCCTCAGGTTAAGGTGGTTCCTGTCGGTTCTACTAGCCCTGAGATTGTTCGTTTAGACCATCTTGAGCTTACCGAAGAGGAAGCTAAGAAGTTTGAACAAGAGAATCGTCCTGCCCTTAACATCCGTAAGGAAACTAAGGCAGAGGCAAAGACTAATAAGGCTAAGTAAACCTTAGCCTTATATCTTAGGTTATATCTATATAACATAGTTAACCTAGTCTCCTAATATTAATTTATATGTCTAGATATAACTTAGATTACTTTGATAACCTAGATACCTCTTACTATATAGCTTCGGTAGAAGAGGAAGAAGATAGATATTCTAAGAGTCCCTACTACAACAGATGGAATAAACATCTTGAAGAGACTGATGAATGAAATCTCTAGATTCAGAGAGGATGTAGTTCAGAAAAGGAACATAAACCTTAATGAACAAAAAGAAGAATTAGAGCAATTAAAAATGAAAATCAAAGAACTAGAGACCTTGCTTAATAATGGAGTCAAGTAAATTGCATGGGAAACATACTGCCCATGATTGATTGGACCATCAATGTAGGTAATTTAATCACCATCTTAACTATTGTTGGCGGTGGTATATTCGCTTTGTCTAATATGCAGAACTCTATTATTTCTCTTCGTGAAGATATCCTGCACATAGAAAAAAGACAGGACAGCTTAAGTGAAGCCTTTAATCAATTAGGTAAAATCTTAACTCAAGTTGCAGTTCAGGATAGTCGTTTAAACATGATTGAGAAAAACGTAGATGAACTCCGTCATGGCAAGGGCTTCATAAAACATATACATCATAAATAGGAATTTATGCCTAAAGCTAAGACCAAAATAGCTAAACTATCTGAAGAGAGAGAACTTAATAAATCTAAAGCAGAATCAGATTTAGTGGCCTTCATTGAACTGGTTCATCCTCATAGACTCTTAGGCAGTATCCATAGAGAAGTGATATCCTGGTGGACTAGGCAAGATGCACATAACCATCAGCTTCTCCTTCTACCCAGAGACCATATGAAGTCTGCTCTAATAGCCTATAGAGTAGCCTGGGAATTAACTAGAGACCCTACCTTAAGAATTCTATATATCTCGTCTACTTCTAACTTAGCTACTAAACAATTAAAGTTCATTAAGGATATCTTAACTTGTGATAACTACCGTATCCATTGGCCGGAGATGGTGGAACAAGAAGAGGCTAAGAGGGAGAAATGGACGGAAAGGGAAATCTCGGTTGATCATCCAAAACGCCGCGAAGAGTCTATTAGAGACCCTTCTATTTTTACGGCTGGGCTTACAAGTAACATTGTTGGTATGCATTGTGATATTGCCGTCCTTGATGATGTCGTTGTATCGGGCAACGCGTACACCCAAGAAGGAAGAGACAAAGTAAAAGACCAATATTCTCTCTTGTCGTCTATTGAGACGGTGAATGCTAGAGAATGGGTAGTAGGTACTAGGTATCACCCTAAAGACCTTTATTCAGATTTAGTGGAGATGACTATTGAAGAATATGATGAACTCGGAAAAATCAAAGCTAAAAGACCTCTTTTCGAGACTATGGAAAGACAGGTCGAATCCATCGGAGACGGAACAGGAGAGTTCCTCTGGCCCAAACAACAAAGATACGATGGAAAATGGTTCGGCTTCGACGCAGAAGCCCTTGCCCAAAAGAAAGCACAATACCTTAATAAGGTTCACTTTAGAGCCCAATACTATAACAACCCTCAAGATATCGAGTCGTCCCCAATCAAACGGGACCTATTTCAATACTATGACCAAGCGTTCCTCTCGCGCAGAGACGGTAGATGGTACTTCAAAGGAGAGCGTCTCAACGTCACAGCGTCAGTGGATTTCGCATACTCCCTTGGACTTAAGTCAGACTACACTTCAATTGTAGTCATAGGCGTAGATGGTAGACATAACTACTATGTCTTAGAAATAGATAGATTTAAGACCGATAAGATATCTGATTATTATCAACATATCTTAGACCTATATTCTAAATGGGGTTTCCATAAACTAAGGGCTGAAGTCTCAGTAGCTCAACAAGTCATAGTTAGAGACCTTAAAGAGAACTATATCAGACCCAATGGTCTGTCTCTAGTCATAGATGAATATAGACCCTCTAGGTGGCTAGGTTCTAAAGAAGAACGTATTCTAGCGACCCTAGAGCCTAAGTATGCTAATAGACAAGTCTGGCATTACCATGGTGGTAACTGCCAAGCTCTAGAAGAAGAACTAATCTTCACCAACCCTGCACATGACGATATCAAGGATGCTTTAGCATCTGCAATTGACTTCGCTGTGCCTCCCTTAGATATATTTAAACTAAAGAAAGAAAGCTCTAATAATGGATTTCAATTCCATTCTAGATGGGGCGGAGTAACTTAATTTGACAAGTAAAGTTTTAGAATTAGAGGAAGTAATTAGTCCTGATCGTCTAGCCACTAATATCACAGATACATGGCTAAGTTGGGATACATTACGTAATCTAAAGAAACAAGATTGGGAAGACATTCGTAGATATATCTATGCTACAGATACTTCTTCTACAGCTAATAGTCAGTTACCCTGGAAAAATAAGACTACTATTCCTAAGCTCTGTCAGATCAGAGATAACCTATATTCTAACTATACTGCTACTCTATTCCCCTCTCGTAAATACGTAGTCTGGGAAGCTAATGAGCAAGATTCTAATTCTGTAGAGAAGCGTAACACCATTACCAACTATATGTCCTGGGTTATGGATCAACCATCCTTCAAATCTGAGATGGATAAGATCATCCTAGACTATATTGATTTTGGTAATTGCTTTGCTACTGTGGAATGGGTAGACCAAAGAGTAGCCCAACCTGACAAGACACAAACAGGTTATGTA